GATTTAAAAATTGATTTATGTTCGGAGTTTGTGCCGCAAGTAATTGTCCGATACCTGATGTGACTGTTGGAGCACCCACTCCTGTCGTTCCAGCTGCTGTTAGCCCTTGTTGTTCTAATGTGCTAAACGGTGCAACCTGCATCGCAGGAATATTTACAGGTTGATTTGCAACACTTCGTGCAAGATCCATTAATTCTATTTTACGTTCCTCAATACCTGGAGCCTCTCTAATTACAGATTGTGTAAATTGACTACCACTTCCTGAAGGTGAAGCTGGTGCCGATCTACTTCCACCACCGAATACGCTTGAAACTATTGATCCCATTATAAATCCTTCTCCATTTGAATATGTTTAGCTTTCCATCCCCACTTTTTAGAAACTTTAGACCAACCTGGTCTTACCCAAAAGCTAAGTTTTTTGCATCCATTTAGTTTAGCAAATTTTGTTACAGTATTCACTATCTTGTCCTCCCATAAATGTCTTTTTCGTCCCGTGCATATAATAGCTTCAAGTTGAGAGTAATTAGGTAATGCAGCTATACGAGTTACAAATAAAGCAAAAACTTGATTAAGCTCCTCTTCATCACTACCAAAGACAAGAAACATTTGAGCTTCATCTTTTTTTAATAAATCTTTTATATCTTTAGGCTCTGCAAAACCACCTGAATACTTTAAAGCTTCAGCTATCATAAAATCACATAAAGGCCAAAACTTATCAATATATTTAGGCTCTACTGATAGAACAGATATGTCAGGTTTAGTTGGCTTGGGCTTTTGCATTTCTACTTCCTTCTAATAAATCAAAAACTCTTTTGTATCGCTTTTGTTGTTCGTAGAAGTATTGTGCACCTTTTTCTCTCATATCTTTCATGCTACTTGGATTTGCACCAGCTATGAT